GATGCAGCTAATATGTTTACTCAACCTACAGCAGGTCAAGTCGCATTTGGAGATGCTTTAATCAGAGCTTCTGATGTGGCATTATCTATGTGTATGATAGAAGATTCCCCTAATTTAAGAGAAATCGCATTTCAAAAATATAGAGATGGAGATTTAGGATCTACAGAAACTGAATTTATATGGGATGTAGATACAGGAAGGATTGAAGAAAATCATGACTCTTTACTCTAGAAGAATATGTGGTAAGTGTTCAGGAGGAGGACAGTTTAAAACTGGACTTACCATTTTAGATGAATATGCTTTATTAGATAAAACAGTTTTAGGTTTAGTTAAAAATGATCCTCATTGTGTTAAATGTGGAACTACATTCCCCAATGGATTTTGGAAGGAGGAAAATGGTTATATCTACAGGATACAACAACGTAAGAGTTAATATGAATTGGGCTAATATTTTAGAGAAACTAGGTATGAATGTCCCAATAGGGACAGACCAATTTTCAATTATATGCCCTTTCCATGAAGACAAAGTAGAGTCATGTTCTATTAATACTGATAAAGGTGTATGGATATGTTTTGCTGGTTGTGGGCAGGGGGGTTTAAAAAGTTTTATACGGAAATATAAAGGTTGGTCTTATTATGAGGTAACCAACTTTATTGCCAATAATTCAACGCCTTCTGAACTAAAAGATGATTTATTTGAAATTAAATCTGAATGGGGTACAAAAAGTGATGAAGATTTACCTATAGTTGAAATTCCTTATACATTAGGGAATGTACCTAGATGGATTTTTGATAGATCTTTTAATAAACGCACATTAAAAAAATGGGATTGTGGAGTTACAGGACAGAATGGTTTAGTAATTCCAGTAACAGATAAGGATTCTAGAACTGTTGGGTGGATTACTAGACAAGAGAAACGTATACCTAAATATTTATATTCTAAAGGATTGCAGAAATCCAAAGTATTATTCGGACAATCTTTACTTCCAGATGATATGTCAGCAGTTTATGTGACTGAAGGACCTTTAGATGCAATGTGGTTAGACCAATTAGGTCTTCCTTCAGTTGCTTTATTGGGGATGAGTATGTCTCAAACACAAAGGGATTTATTATTGACATTACCTACTAAAGAGATTATACTATGCTTAGATAATGATCAGGCAGGGAAAATTGGTAGGGATAAAGCATTAGATTTATTATATGGTAAAATTACTCTGTCATATATTAAATTACCTAAAGAATATAAAGATGTGCAAGATGTCAGATCTTATGATATAATACAAAATGTAATTAAAAATAGACGATACTGGTAAGGAGGACATATGTCAGGAATCAGTATGATACAAAACAATATACAAAGTAAAGCGACTAGAGCTTCACACTCTGCTGAAAGTAGTGGTAAAGAGGTTTGGTTGAAGGATGGAGATCAAGTATTTATGAAATCTGTCGCTACAGGACATGAGGGAGATACCTATTTAGATGACTTCCATGTGTATGAGTTCCAAAGTGGAGCTGATAAAAGTTGGCGAACAGTCTTAGTAGTTGATGGAGAACCTGTTGATACCGTACCAAGTGAAGCAATGTATTGGGAAGAAGGTCGTAGAAAAATGCCAAGACATAAATTTGCTTTATGGGGGTATGTAACAGAAATACTCCATTCCGACCAACGAGATGATTCATGGGAAGAGATAACAAGTCCAACTGGGAATAAGTTATATAAAGAAACTGTGAATGATTTTAAAATTCTAACTCTATCTTTTGGAGCTAATAATATTAATTGGAATCAACTAGTTGATATTTATGGAGATAGCAGTTCTTTAGATAAGACTGTAACTAGAATTAAAAGAAGAGGGGCTAGTTTAGATACTACCTATACAATTACAGCTACTACAGGGGATTTTGAAATTCCAGAAGATAAGAAAGCTGAAATTACTAATTTAACTCCTATCAAAGAGTACGTTACTCAAAGATATGGCAAGATTGAATCATCAGATACAAGTGTTCCAGAAGATTCTGTAGCAGTTAATGACGATGATGATATGCCATTTTAATGATAGGATCATCAACCTCCATGAGCGTAAGCTCTCCGGTAATTGTTTTATCAGAGAGCTTACCTAAAGTAGACTACCCTATGATTGTAACTTCAGAAACATTTACTAACACATTAAATTCATTACCTAAAACATCTAAATGGATTATAGATGTAGAAACTAATGGACTTGACCCATATAATATGAATCAAATATGCGGTATTGGGTTACGCCCACTAACAGATAGTTCTGTTGAAGGTTACTATTTCCCATTTAGACATCAATCTGATGAACCTAACCTCACACAGTCTGAATTAGAGCAATTAGTATCTTTTATTAACGATACTTGCACGACTGTTATTGGATATAATGTAAAATTTGATGCTAAGTTTTTAGAAAATGAGGGTGTTCGTATAGATAAGATGGAACTTATTGACGTATTAGTTATGGTCAGAATGACAGAACCCACTACAATTAATCAATTAAGCTTGACTGATACTATTATTCGTAGTTACGGAGAAGAAGCTGGGCAGTATGATATAGAAACTAAACAAATTCTGCGTAAGAATAAATGGAAGAATGACTTTTCGTTAGCTCCCCCATCTATTTTAGGACCATATTGTGTTAAAGATGTAGTTTGGACTCATAAAGTATATGAAGATAGATTACATCAATTAACGGAAAGCGGTCAATTAGAGTTATTTGAATTTCAATGTGAATTAACTAAGGCATTATATGACATGGAGAAACGGGGTATACCAATAGACAATGGTTACGCTAAAATGGCATGTGATAAAATGGTGGATAGAGTAGTAGTTCTAAAACAACGTATATATGATTTGGCAGGGCAGGAATTTAATATCAGTAGCCCTAAACAAATTGGAGAAGTATTTAATGGTATGGGAGTTCATTCTCCCGCTAAAACTGCAAAAGGAGCGGAGGCTTGGAATGAAGCAGTTCTTGTTCAATTGAATAATCCTTTAGCAGGACTTATTAGACAGTATAGAACTTTAGAAAAATTTAGATCTACATACATTGAACCTTATTTAGATATGCCTGTATTACACACTAATTTCTGTAACTGGGGTACTGTAACAGGTAGACTATCATCAAGAAACCCTAATCTTCAGAATATACCTAGAGATGTAGTTTATGTAGAAGATAGAGTATTATCTGAGACAGACAAGATTGAAATTAAAGATAGAGTTCTGGCTTTAGTTTCTAGTAAAGGTGGAGATGCTCAAACAGATTTAACAGAGGATGTTTTAGATACATGGAGTTTTTTAGGTGGAGATAAGTTTGATGGAACAGATACTAAACAAATTGCCATTAGGAATCTATTTATAGCAAGAGAAAACTATTCTATGGTGTCTTATGATTACTCTCAAATGGAAGTTAGAGTCTTTATGAACTATGTAGATAACGCTGAAATGAATGAACTTATGAGACAAGACAATGTTGACTTTCATGGGGAAGCGGCTAAAATAGCTTTTAATATTACTGAGGATGATCCTCAATTTAAGTTTTTTAGACAACTAGCTAAATCAATTACTTTTGGAGTTATATATGGAATTGGGAGACAGAAGTTAGCATTACAGTTAAATACTACTCCTTATGAAGCAGGGCAATACAAATCTACTTATTTAGAAAATATGAAAGGTTCTAGACGATTCTTTAATAACGTAGTTAAAACTATAGAACGGAAAGGGTGGGTTCGTAATAAATATGGTAGGATATATAAAGTACCAAGTGATGTCGCATATAGAGGAGTTAATTATTTGATACAGGGTACAAGTGCGGATATCATGAATGAACGTATGGTAGCTATACATAATTACCTTAAGGATAAACAAAGTAATTTACTTTTACAAGTCCATGATGAGATAATATGTGAGATACATAATGATGAAATAGAAGAAGTAGCCCCAAAAATTAGAGAGTTAATGATTGAAAATAGTTTAAATATTCCTTTAGAGGTAGATATGGAGTTATGCGAACCTTCTTGGGCAACTAAAAAAGACTTTAAATCTAAAGAGGATGAAGTTTTTGAAGTAACTAATTATATTGATTGGGAGTAACATGGAAGTACGAGCTAAAAAAGATGAACCATTTGAAAAGTTAATGAGACGATTTAAGAAGAAAGTCTTAAACGCTGATATAATTAATCAGTATAGGGAACATCAAGAGTTCACTCCAAAGAGTGTAGAAAGACAAGCAAAAAAAGCAAATAAGTTAAGGAAGAGTAGGGAACAAAATGACTGATAAAGATGTATTTCATTGTGTAGAAAATGATGATGAAGTTATATATTATAATGGACTCAAAGAAGCTTTTATAGGATTAGGGTACCAACAATTTAAAGGACCTTACGCTGTATACGATAGAGAAAGAGCAATAGAAATTCTTGCTAGAGACTTTTATAATGAAAAAAAGAAAGAGTATGATTTTGATAACATGGAGCCTGAAGAAAAATTAACAGTTGTTCAAGAAGTTGGGGATGAAGCATATATGGAAGCAGTGGAATACTTTGAATATAATACCGAAGGAGCATGGATGGGGGATAGAACTCCTATATTTGTAACTATGAAGGACTTATTAACACCTATAGAGATAATAGAGGATGAAGAAGATGAGCAAAGCTAGTTGGAGTAATCCAAAAGTACAATATGATTTTACATGGGGGGAATGGAAAGATAGAGAAAAGAACCACCCTGACTTAACATGGAAACAATATAGAGAATTGAAAGGATACCCTGAGATGAAAGACGATGAAATTGGAAATGCACGCGATGTAAAACCTAAACAATATAGTTTTAAGGAAGTATATAATAGAGATAATAAACCTAGTAGTGTAGACCCTGTTCATTATCATTTAGACATAGAACCTTTTGATTATATTCATGACAATGATATGGGATTTGCGGAAGGAAATGTGGTAAAATATATAAGTAGGTGGAGGTATAAAGAAAACGGGATTGACGATCTATACAAAGCAAAACAATATATAGAGATGTTGATAGCAAAGGAACTTAAAAATGGCGAAAGTAGGACTTAAATTAGGATTTACATTTAGAGTAGGTCCATTAGATACAAATCAGTACGCAAGAATGGATATGGAAATACATGATATAGATACTGAACTACCTATAGATGATCAATTAGAGGAAGCTGGGTTAACTTTAGATAAAGCTTATAAAGCAGTACATGATAAAGTTGATGGAGAGATTAGGAATATCTTACAGAAGGGTAAAAAAAATGGTAAATAAAGAGCATGTAAGGTTAATAATTACTGAACAGTTTTTATCTGAACGAGAGAAACAAGATTCTTCAGAATATGGGGAAAAAACAAAACATTTAAATAAGTTTTATATAGGACACCCTGATATGTTTTGGACAGTAACTTTAGGAGAACAATTTGGTGAGATATCTAAAGCCGTTTCTACTAAAAATGTACCTTCACTATATAATGAACTCATAAAATGTGGGGCAACCTGCATGGGATGGGCAGAAGGAATACAAAAAAGACTTATAGATAAACGAACTGATAAGGGAGATGAATTATTAATTGATGATATATATGAAGAGAGTGATGACTTAGGATGAAATCAAGTTCAAAAGAAATCTTTGAAAATTTATTAAATGATAAAAAAATTAAAGCTACTAGAGGAGACGATGTTAGTTTCGAGTATAGTAAAATACCTTTTAATATCCCTCAATTAGATAAGATTACTAATGGGGGTATACCTAGAAAAAGATTTACTCTTTTATTCGGTGGTTTTTCATCGGGTAAATCATATGTAGCATCTCAACTATGTAAGTCAGTTCAACAAGATGGTGGAGTAGCTGTATGGGTAGACTTAGAAAAATCATGGGATTCCGATTGGATGACTAAAAGTGGTTTAAATACTAAAGAAATGGTACTGTATAATCCAGATACTTCAGAAGAAGCCTTTAAAGCAATAAGAAGTTCTCTACAAAACGGAGTTGATATTGTAGTAGTAGATAGTGTTGCAGGATTAGTTCCATCAGATATATTTACAAATGAAAAAGGTATTGGCTACAGTCCTATTGGATGGCAGTCTAGAACATGGAATCAGATGTTAATGAGACTTATACCTGAACTTAAAAACGGAGGAGCTCTAGTTGCTATTAATCAGACTAGGGGGACTATGGGTAATGTACAACTTATGGATACAATGCCCGGTGGGGAAGGTCAAAAGTATTTTACCCACTGTTGTATGCACTTTACTAGAGGATCTTGGATATTAAAACAGGGAGCAAGTACTCCTGCAAAGATGAGTGATAGAGTTGGGTTTGAAATTAATGTCAGATTATTAAAAGATAAGTTTGGTGGGGAAAAGTTTGAAGAAGCCATTGTTCCATTTAAGCATGATGGTGGTATAGATATAGTAGAAACTTATATTCGTATGGCATTAGAAGAAGGTTTAATTACTCAAAAGGGTGCATGGTATTATTATAAAGATGAAAAACTACAGGGTATAACTAAAGTTGTAGACTGGTTTAAAAATAATCCTGAAGCATATAAGGAGTTAGTAAATGACACGGAAGAGTCATACCTCTCAGGAAAAGCTGATAGCGAGGGTGCTTGATGAGACTGGGCTTAGATATACATGGCAAACACCTGTAGGTAAGTATATACCTGATTTTATAGTAACAGAGATTAATGTTATAATAGAAGCAGATGGTCCTTTTGGACATTTTGCAAAACGGGATGCCATGAGAGATGAGTATCTAAAAGAGGCTGGGTATGAAATCTGGCATATAAAAGAAAAAACATATAAAGATATAAAGGAAAGATTATGGCAGGAATTGAATCTATAAATGACCCGATTAGAAATTATATAAGTAGTAAAAAAACTACTAAACGAACTAAGAACCAAGACCGATGGTTATTGAAATCTATTGATACTGTCTTAGAAAGAAAGAATAGCCCCCCAAGTAAAGGAAAATTTTATCCATCATTATTTGGGAACCCTTGTGATAAATACTTGTATATGGCATATAATGGATTGCTTGATTGGGATACTATAAAACCTCGTATACAAAGAATCTTTGATCATGGTGGTACATTTGAAGGGCGTATGAAAAAGTATTTAGAAAAAGCCGAACTATATATTGATGATGAAGTATCTATAAAAAATGAAAACCCACCTATATCGGGTAGGATTGACTTCATAATAAAACATGATAAACATGAAGAAGCCTTGTTAGAGTTAAAAACTATAAAAGATGAAGACTTCAAAGATTTAAAAGAATCCCCAAAACATGAACACATGATACAGTTACAGATATACCTTAACTTAACTGATAGAGATTACGGTGTGGTTATGTATGAAAACAAGAATGACCAAAATCTAAAAGCATTTAAAGTTGACAGAGATAAAAAAGTATGGGATGATATACTAAAACGATGTGAAAAAATAATGGCAATGACTATAGAACCTGAAACATGTACGGGTATGTGGTATTGTAAATGTAAAAATAGGAGGAATTAATGGAAAAGAGATGGGGATATCAAGATGCAATTGAATTTGCAAAACAAGAACGTCAAGATCATCCTGTTCCATGGGTAAAGATAAATCAAAACGCTGATGAAACTTTAGACTTTGGAGAAGTTAATGGGGCGAGTAATAAAGAATTAGAAGCTTATCTTGCTATTTATGGGGGTAATAAAGCTATATTAGAACAAGTTGTAGCAAGTCATCAAATGAAATTAGGGGCTATGAATGCTCAATTTGATGAGGGATATAACGTAGCATTTGCTCAAGTAATGAAAGATGCGACTGGTAAAAAACCTACTAGAGATGAAGCACGAGGAATTATTATGAGTACTAATAAAGGATTAGCAGACTTATTTAAAAGAATGACTGAGATGGAGGCTGCTAAAACTTATGAAGAGGGGCGATTAAGACTTTATACCCAATGTTGGAATACAGTTTCTAGAATTGTCGCACTTAGGACTAAAGGAATTGACTAAAACTTAGTATAATAACTATAGGAGATTTATATAAACATGGGAAAATTTCGTCCACAAATATTTTTAGCCATAGCATGTCTTACTACTTTATCTGTAGTTGGCTTATTTCATGAGATGCCAGAGGTATCTACAGCAACTATAGGTGGTATAATCGCTTTAGGTATGAAAATTCTAGAAGGGGAATAAAATAAAAACTAAATAGGAGAAAACAGATGACAAGAAAAGATGTAGCAAAGGGAATAGTAAAAAGTCTACCTATAGTAGGAGCAATGGCATTAGGTGTCGGAGCAACACTAGCTATAGTAAATAAAGACAGAATTGAAGATAGAGTTGCTGATAAACTTATATCTAGACAGATTATTAAAGAAAACATACCTCTACAGTAGATCATGAAATATTTAGGACTAGATACTTCTAGTAAAGCTATTCATGGTGTTATATTAGATGAAGAGGGAAATTTAATTTCTATTTACAAAGCAACTTGTAATATTAAAGATTCCTTTAAAAAACGATTTCCAGAGTTAATGGATAACTTTGCCAGAATCTTGATAGAGGAAATAGATATAGACACTGTAGATTACGCTATGATAGAAGAACCCATATTTGCACAAAACAGAAAGGTAGTGTGTACTTTGTCAGAAGTAGTTGGAGCTGTCTGGGGCACACTATGTTTAAGTGACATACCAACAACATTAATTCACAACATGTTATGGAAAAAACAAATACTAGGTAATGGTAAAGCTAGAAAAGATGATATACTAAAATATGCAATAGAAAAGCAGGAATCGGAAAAGGAAAACATACAGTTCATTTTTACGATAAGCCGAAAGCTAAGAATAACAAAGTAGAAGATAAACTACCTAAAGGCATGACAGCTAAAGAGTTTAAAGCTAAATATGCTAAAGTTGTCTGGTGTGATTATTACAGATGCATGCATAATGTGCAACCAGAGGGGGCTAAAAGAAAGATAGCTACATTATTAGAAAATCCTCAATATAAACCTCTTGGACCTAAAGATGCAATGATACAAGGTATATGTAACAAAGCTGAGATTGGTATAAAATATAAAGAAATAGTGACATCAGGTGGTATAAAACATAAAGTACCAGAATGTTTTAACGTAGCTGGTAATAAAAATAAACATAATGTAGACTTTAGTAAATTTATACAATCAGATGGTACTCCATTTGGAGGGAGCATTGAATCAGGAAACGCAGATACAAACTGGTCTAATGCTGCGTATATGTAATGCCCAAAAAATTTCCTAAAGCTGTAAAAGAACGAGCCTTTAAATTATATCTAACAGATGATTATTCTGCTAGAGAGATAGCTGAACAAATTTCTGCTGAACATCGTGTAGTTGTTAATGAGCAAACTATATATGCATGGGTACGACAAGATGATTGGAAGACCAAAAAAGCAGAGACACAAGTTCAGGCAGTTGAAAAAATGAAGGACAATGAATCAACTAAACTTGCAAAAATGCAGGATGAACATCAGGCTCTTTATAAAAGTATTAGAGATAAAGCTGGATCAGAGTTACAAATATTAGATTTTGAAAGAGCTTTTGATGCAGTTAAGGCTTTAGATATTGGTATACAGGGAGAAAGACAAGTAGCAGAAGGATTAATTAATATTCAGTTTATACAGGATGTAGTTAATATTCTTGTAGATGAAATTGAAGATCCTGATTTAATTAAACGTATTGCAGCAAAATTGAAAGTATTGATGGCATCAAAAGATAATGAGTGATGATTTAACAACATATAATAAAGCCTTTGAATTACTTGCAGAAAAACTCGAAAAGAGTAATAAGTATAAAATAG